GACAAAACCAACACAGCACTCTGGCGTACAGTGAGATACTTGCCGCCATTCTATGGAATAACACAAAAGCCCAACGGTGGTGCAGCTGGTGATGGTACTTGGACCAGCAATCAACACACTTATGGTATGTGGTTTACACCTCCAGACATTGGAGTGCGAGTGATGTGTTTCTTTGTGGGCGGTGACCCATCACAAGGATATTATCTTGGGTGTATTCCTGAACCCGGTGTAAATCACATGATTCCAGCCATTGGTGCAGCACCCAAGGGGCAATACATACCCGGCAACAAAACACAGGCCAAATACACTGAAACATCACCACAGCAGCCAGTCACAGAAATCAACGCCAAAAGCAATGCAATCATTAGCAATCCTAGATTCTTTGATTCGCCTAAGCCTGTGCATGCGGTGGTAGCTGGCACATTCTTTCAGCAAGGCCTAGACAAAGATACCGAACGTGGACCAACCAACAGCAGTTCACAACGTGAAAGTCCCAGTGCTGTGTACGGTATTTCAACACCAGGTCGCCCGGTCTATCAAAGCGGTGTTGGCCCAAATCAAATTCGCAAAGATTTGATGGAAAACAAACTCAGTCCCTTGGATGTGGCAGTGATTGCACGCCAAGGTGGACACACCCTTGTCATGGATGACGGTGACCTAGAGAATCAAAATGCCATGATACGCCTACGCACCAGCAAAGGACATCAGATCACAATGAGTGACGATGGTAACTTCTTTTACATTGTACATGCCAATGGATTGACCTGGATTGAGCTGGGCGTAGAAGGCACTGTAGATGTGTTCAGTACTAATTCTGTCAATGTTAGAACACAGGGCACAATTAACTTACATGCTGACAAAAACATCAACATGTATGCCGGAGAACAAATTAACATCAAGTCCAAGGTATCTTTGGCACTTGAAAGTGACGGCACAATATCTACCTATAGCGCAGGGAAAACTACCTTGTACAGTAAAGTGCAACTAGGCGTCAGGGCCGATGGATCCCTGGCTCTCAAAGGAAAAGGCGGAAGCTTTGATGGTGGTGGTGCTCTAAAACTCAAGGGCGGTAGAATTGATTTGAACGGAGGCGGAGCTGATGATGTTGCTGCACCCAAGCCCATGACCAAATTTACCTTGAGTGATACTACGTTCAATGCATCGACTGGCTGGGAGGTCGCTCCCAGCAAACTTGAAAGTATTGTAACTAGAGCACCCACGCACGAACCTTATCCTTACCATAATGCCGGAGTTGATGTCAATGTTACCATTGGCGAAGGTGCTGCGCCACCACCTGACGCAGTTCCAGTGCCCAAAGATGTTATTATTATAAAGAACTAGCCATGGCAGACACAGCTGATAATAGATTAGTTTATACCGGCGATGACCCTTTGGTCTGGAGTCGTGTCAATGCTGAACGACTACAACAAGGATTGCCAGGACTCACTGACATAGGACTCCCAAAGCCCGCAGATGACGGAGTTCGAGCAGGCAATCCTTATTCGCAGTATACTCCTGCCACCGGAACTGCATCAGGCACAAGTTCTAAATTTACGTTTAACTTTGGTGGAGAGAATTTTACTGTACAAGCCCCTGCTGGAACTACCGAAGCCCAGGCACGAGCTATTTTTGATCAGCAAGCCAGTACCGGAAGCCTTACCGGATTGCAAAAAGGCCAAGCGTTGAGTGCGTTGAGTCAACTGGGCGGCGGGTTGTTGTCAGCAGCAAGCCAGCTGGGAAAATCTGCGTTGTCAGGTGTGTCGGGCTTGGCCAGTAAAGTTGGCAGTTTGACTGGTGTTCCAGTTGGCAAAGGTATGAATGTAGCGGACTTTGTCAAGGTAGGTGCCGGCGTTGCAAAAAAAATTGGTGCGCTTGACGTCAAACAAGTACAGGGCCTGTTGGCACAGAGTGCATCGGCTGCTGGACAGTCCAGTACTGATTATTCACTGTCACAGGGTATTGGTAAGTTTGGTATCAATCCAACTCAGTTGGAATCTTCGGGATTTTTAAAACCTGGTACTTTGGCCCAGTACGGAAAAAACGCACAGGTAACCGGTGCCGATATACAAGAAGCACAAAAAATCAATGCCTCAGGTGGAAGCATCACTGCACAACAAGTGGCCACCAACCGACAACTTCAAGATGTTTTAAAAACATCAACGGTATGGACTGGCAAAGAGGGTGTTGGTAATCTAGGAAGTCTTCTTGGAGACGCAAACAAACAAGCATCAGTGCAAGTGAATTTGTTAGAGAACGGGTTTAAATCTCTAAACAAGGCAGGACTAGTACCCAGTGGAGCAACGTCAGCACAGTTGGGTAGCCTAGTACAGGCTGCTGGAAAATTTGGTGCATCAGCTGCAGCAGCCTGGGCCAAAGGTGCATCACCGGCAGGTATAGTACAGCAACTTGATAATGTTGCCAAGCAAGGACAGTTTGCAGTAAATTTTACAGATTTAAAAGTGCCAGCTGCAGCAGCTGGTATACAATCAGCTGTGCCTGCACTCAACACAGTGAATCGCAAAGTGTTGAATCAATCGGTGACGGCATTTATTGGTGATGCCAAGGTGCCCGCCATAGATTATGGACAACCGGTTGCTGCAGTGGCAACACCTTCGGTGGTCAGTACCGGCGTTCTTGATGAACCATCAGCAGCTGATCGGGCTGAATTCAAACGACTCACAGAAGAAAAAGCAACATTGGGCAGACAGGTTGACTTTGACGATCAAGAGTACAATCGCCTACGAAGCATATATGGGCGCGATGATCTACAGGTCATTGCTGCTAGAGACAAGTGGGAAGCAGATTTAAATAAGTATAGAGCAGTGATTAACACGTTGAACGCATTGGTGGATAAGTATCCTGCTTTACTTTATTATTAAAAATTATGACAACATTCATTGGCTACAGCACCATCAATCAGTACAAAAAATTCACTCTTGTTGATTACCAGTTAGTCAAGCGTGATCTGCTCAACGCCTTTAATATTCGCCAAGGAGAGTTGGTGGGACGTCCTGATTATGGCACAGCACTATGGGATTTCTTGTTTGAACCACAGACCCTAGAAGTAGAAACTGCCATCAAAAATGAAGTGCAAAGAGTTGCTGGTGGTGATCCCAGATTAAAAATTTACAACATGTATCAATACCCTCAGCAGAACGGAATTTTAATTGAACTGCAAATACAAATAGTACCCAGCACCACCGCCGAACGTCTATCCATTTTCTTTGATCAAGAAACACGCCGAGCCAGTTACATATAACTGCGCGGTTTTCAGGGCCATAAATACAAAATAATATATTACTATGGCTAAAACTACCAGACAAACCGTTATTTTTGGAGTCGAAGACTGGAAACAGATCTATCAGACTTATCGTGAAGCTGACTTTCAAAGCTACGATTTTGAGACTCTGCGCAAGAGTTTTGTAGACTACTTGCGCTTGTATTACCCCGAGACTTTTAATGATTACATTGAAAGTTCAGAGTTCATTGCGTTGCTGGATGTCATGGCATTTATGGGGCAATCGTTGGCTTTCCGCTCAGATTTAAATGCCCGCGAAAACTACATGGACACCGCTGAACGCAGGGATTCAGTTAATCAACTGGCTTCGTTGGTCAGCTACACTGCCAAACGCAACGAACCCGCACAGGGATTGATCAAAGTCACTGCTGTATCAACCACCGAAGGTGTTACAGATTACAACGGCGTAAATCTCGCCAATATCACAGTAAACTGGAACGACCCCACAAACCCTGACTGGTTTGAACAATTTGTATCAATTATCAATGCTGCTTTTGTCAACACACAGAGATATGGTAATCCAGGTAATACTGCAGATTTGCTGGGCGTTAAAACTGATGAATACACGCTGAATTTAGTGCAAGGATACTTGCCTGTTATTCCTTATACTGCCACTGTGGATGGTGTCAACATGCCATTTGAAGCAATCAATGTTACATCTTCGGGTAAGTCATATTTGTATGAACCAGCCCCAAAGCCCAATGGTGCGTTTAACATTTTATATCGCAATGATCAGTTGGGATTTGCATCCAACAACACTGGATTCTTCTTTTACTTTAAGCAGGGGAACCTGCAGTCAGCAGACTTTAATTTACCTGAACGAGTCAGTAATCGTCAAGTAGCCATCAACATTGATGGTATCAATAACGAAGATCATTGGTTATACCAACTTGATGATATTGGAAGTCTGAATACCGAATGGTTATATGTTGAAAGCGTCTACACCGCAGCGCCTGATACTTCAGCATCAGGCCTTAGAAAAATATATTCAATAACAAGTCGCAGCAACGATCAAATTTCATTGGTGTTTGGTGATGGTGTTTTTTCAGCAATTCCTGTAGGGTCTTTTAGAACCTATGTGCGTAGCTCAAACGGACTTGAGTACATCATTAACCCTGATGAGATGCAAAGTATTGTATTGCCGGTTAGCTATGTCAGTCGCACTGGTCGTATTGAAACATTGACATTCACAGTGAGTCTACAAACGCCGGTGAGTAACTCACAGCAGCGCGAAGCCATTGATGAAATCAAGCAACGTGCTCCAGCTAGATACTACACACAGAATCGTATGGTCAATGGAGAAGATTATAATATTTTCCCATTTACATTGTACAACCAAATTATCAAATCAAAAGCACTGGCACGCAGCGCCGTGGGTACATCGCGATACCTTGAGCTGGTTGACAACACCAACAAGTATGCATCAACCAATGTGTTTGGCAGCGACGGTGGTCTATACAAAGACAATACGCTGCCAACGTTTCAGTTTTCCTGGTTCACAACCAATGATATTTCAGACAATGTTGCCAACAAAGTACAACCGCTGTTGACACAGGCCGGCCTGCTGCAGTTTTACTACGCTAATTTCGTTCGTCCCAATCTTGCAGTTTTAAATTATAGCTGGAATCAAAGCACAGCGTTGACCAATCTTTGTACAGGCTACTTTGAGAATCCCAGTACTGGATTACCAGTACCAATTGGATCATTTGCCAGCAACAACATGCAATATGTTGTAAAAAATGCTCTAGTTAAATTTGTACCACCTGATGGGTACTACTTTAATCAGTATAACCACTTGGTATCAGGGATTTCAACCTCTGATACTGACAAATCTTACATCTGGGCCACCGTGACAGATGTGGTACTTGATGGTACCAATCAAGGCAAGGGCAATCTCACTGACGGCACTGGCCCAGTGGCTTTGAACAACTATATTCCCACTGGTGCAGTTCCAACTCAGGTAATTCCGTTGTTCCTAACAGAATTGCCTTCAAGTTTAGTGCAGCAAGTAATTGAATTAATTAGACTATATCGTAATTTTGGTCTTGGGTACAATAATCTTACATCAACTTGGTACATTATTACTCAGACCAATCTTAATGCTGATGGGGCATTTAGTCTTGTCAATCAACAGAGTACTGCAGGTACCTACAGCGATTCAAGTTGGTTGCTGAAATTTATCACTGATGGCACACAGTATGCAGTGACCGCACGTGAACTTACATATTATTTTGCATCAGTTTTACAAACACGATTCTTCTTTGAAGAAAATGTGGCTGTTTATGATTCACGTATTGGGTCAGTGATCAAAGATTTTATTCGGGTATTAAAAACCAATAGCCAACCTGACAGTAACTCACCGCTCACTGGGGATGTCACGATGCAAATTATTGCACAGCCAGTACAAAGCGATGGCTATGTTGATGATTTCCAAGTCAATGTAAGTTTTCAAGACTCAGACCAAGATGGTGCAGCAGACGATCCAGATTTCTTTGCGACTATCGTTGGCCCAGATCCTGCCACCGGACAAAGTGGTCCATTGGTATTTTTAGAATCCACAGTTGACTTTGATAATTTACAACGCTACCTTCTTGTTGAACAAGGTCGTGTAAATTATCAATATTCTACTCTGTCAGAACTTGAAACAATTAAAAGTCAGTATCTAGATGGACAGGTATTTTATGCATATCAGGATCAGGTATTCTATGTGTTGAGCGTGGGCACTGACGGTACACGAACTTTGACAGTAACCACAGAATTTTTAGCCCGCACTGGTCGTCAAGATCTGTATTATCAATACCGTCACAACAGCCTGCTGACAAACCGCATTGACCCATCAGTGACCAACATCATTGATGTCTATGTGGTCACACAAATATATTACACAGCATATCAAAACTGGATCAAAGATTCCACAGGCACTGTGGTAGAACCTTTGGTGCCTACTATTGATGAATTAACAACTGAATTCCAGAAGTTACAAGATTACAAAATGATTTCTGATAATCTGGTATTGAATTCAGTGGTTTTCAAACCTTTGTTTGGTGCCAAAGCCGCGCCTGAACTGCGAGCCACTATCAAGGTCATTAGAGCCTCTAACAGCACAGCCAGTGTCAGTGAAATTAAAAATCTTGTGGTGGCAAACCTCAACACCTACTTCACTATTGATAAGTGGAATTTTGGTGACACTTTCTATTTTTCGGAACTTGCTGCGTACATACATTCCCAAATTGGAACTATTGTAAGTTCCGTGGTATTGGTTCCTGTAAACACACAGAAGAGCTTTGGTGACTTGTACGAAATCAGATCAGCACCCAATGAGATTTTTGTCAATGCCGCCACAGTGGCAGACGTCGAAGTAATTGAAGCATTGACAAGCACTAATATTAGAACAGCACCTGGCAGCGGAGTGATTTAATGGCACGAGTAAAAACCGTAGACTTTTTACCTGAAATTTTTCAGACTACAACCAATCGGCAGTTTTTATCAAGTACGCTTGATCAGCTGGTACAAGAGCCCAAATACAAAAAAACACAAGGGTACGTTGGTAGAAAAATTGGCCCAGGTATTGATCCCACTGGATCAAATTATGTCATTGAACCCAGCAAAGAACGAGCCGACTATCAACTTGAACCTGCAGTTGTAATCAAGTTACCAGACACAGACACAGTAGTTGACGCCATTACCTATCCGGGTATCTCCAATGCATTGGATTTACAAGGAGCCAATACCACACGCAGTAACCGACTGTATTCTAATCAATATTATGCCTGGGATCCATTTGTCAATTATGACATGATGATAAATTTCTCCGAGTATTATTGGTTGCCTACTGGTCCATTGAGTGTTGGGGTCACTGGCGGAATCATCGCGGCACAAAATACCCTTAATGTAACACGTAACCCAGGATACTACAGTTTCAGTGGAGTGCTGGGACAAAATCCAGTTATCACTTTGGTACGTGGTGGGTCTTATCAGTTTGAAGTTGCCCAAAACAGAAAAACAACAGTTAATTATCGAGTCACAAACCAAGGCAACAAAGCCTACATTATAAATTATCAACCCAATCCTGAAATTACTCTTATAAGAGGTAATACCTATATCTTTACCTTGAGTATTGAAGGAGATTTTCCTTTATGGATCAAAACTTTACCATCCACCGGCACCACCAACGTTTACAGCACTGGTGTAATTAATAACGGAGCCCGTGAAGGAACTCTGACATTTACTGTACCACAAGACGCACCTGACACACTGTATTATGCCAGCGAAACATCCTCACAGATGCAGGGAAAATTTACTATTGTTGATGGCGACGGTGGAACAGGACCAGGATTCTTTATTCAAGCACAGCCGGGCATTGACGGTACAATGCCAGCGACTCCAAACATCTCAAGTCGTGAAATACTGGGAGTGTCAAACAACGGTGCTGACCTAGGAACCATAACCTTTAATGTTCCCAAGAAAACTGCGCAGAACTTCTATTATAATCTCACAGACATCGGCTCAGTTGACATACTGAGCGACATTAAGTTTAATCAAATCAACAATGTCTACGTAGATGCGTTTCTTGCAACGTACCCTCAGGGTATTGATGGTGTCACTGACCTAGAAAATCGTACATTGGTATTCAATATTCCATCTCTGGAAGGGCAAGGGTTTGATGTCAACACCGCCGAAGCCGGTGGATGGACTTATACCACATTGTATAGTCCCACTCAGATTGCAGATCCCAATGGCGGATACAATCAGGAACTTTATGACCAGGAATTAGAAATTGTCAGCCTTGATGATCGTTACAATATCTGGCAAATTCAATTCAACACCGATGGTGATGGAAGAGTTTACATGACGTTGGTACCTAACCAACTTGTGCATGATTTTGAAAAATTTGTCATAACATTTGGAACACAATACTCAAGTACTCAGTGGTATCGCAGCGACAATCATTATTTTGAAAGAATTCCACTGCTGTCGGCCGTACTTGACGTCTTGTATTATCAAGATGAGTTAGACCCTACATTAGTTGGGGAAATACGTCTTATTGATGCCAACGTTGACACTACATTGTACATTGAAGATATCATTGGCAAGAAGCAATACAACAGTCCCAATGGCGTGACATTTACCAATGGATTGATAGTTCAATTTAGAGGCAACGTTGTTCCTGAGAGCTACGCAAATAACGAATACTATGTTGAAGGTGTAGGCGACGCCATTGTATTAGTGCCTGTGGTTGATATGGTCACGCCGGAAACCTATACAAAAAGTCTTTATGTAGGGTTTGATGTCACTGCGTTTGATATTGGAAACTATGATATCAGCAGCAATATCCCAGCAGAACCTGATTACATTACCATCAATCGTGCCAGTGTAAGTCGCAACGCCTGGAGTCGCAGTAATCGTTGGTTCCATAGACAAGTTCTGGAAGAGTCAGCCTACTACAACAATTCAACTCCATTGCTTGATTTGGCAGCGCGAGCGCGACGTCCAATCTTAGAATTTAATGCAGGAATAAAATTATTTGATTTTGGCACCAAGGGAAAAATGCCAATTGATGTCATTGATTTTACTATCAAAGATGCATTTAGTGATGTCAACGGAGTACTCAACAATTATGTCATTGATGGGTACACTCTAGTCACTGGATCGTTGGTTGTGTTTGCCGCTGATACAGATCCCAATGTACGCAATAAAATCTATCAGGTTGAGTTAATCACACCAGACACTGTGTCGCCATTGATTGCCGAGCCAATTATTAATTTAACTCCTGTGGCCGACGGTGAGGCCAGTTATCTAAGCACAACAGTCTGTCTCAACGGTGCCACACGACAAGGACAAAGTTTTTGGTTTGACGGCGTGACCTGGCAGCAAGCCCAGGAAAAAATTTCTATCAACCAGCCTCCGTTATTTGATGTATTTGATGCCGATGGTATTGCGTTGTCAGATCCTGTGAAATATCCCAGTAGTACATTTGCGGGCACCAAACTGTTTTCATATGCAGTTGACAGTGCTGGAGTAACTGATCCCACTCTTGGATTTGCCATCAAGTATTTGACAATTAACAACATTGGTGATATTGTATTTGATAATAATTTTTACACAGATACATTTACCTATGTCAACAATAGAATCAGTACCACAGAAAATATAAGCATAGGATTTGTGCATCGGTACCTGGATCGTCTGGTGTTCAATCGTCAGATTGGTTGGGCAACTGCGCCATACCCAAGTGAAACTTACCAGCAGTTCCAGTTTACGTACACTGGTGCACCATTATTGTTAGATGTCAAAGTTGATGATCAAATTATTGACCCGTATATGCCATCAACATATCCGGTATTAAAAGTATATGTTGGTTCTAAGTTTAAAGATCCAGGCACATACTCTTATACCACAACCGCAACAACTACAACTATAAATCTTGACACTAGTTATGTCACAGGCGACACAGTGATTGTACTGGCGTTGAGCTCACAGGTAAGTCCTGTAGCTTTTTATCAAATACCTTCAAATCTTGAAAACAATGCGCTGAATCAAAATCCTCAGACAGTAACACTAGGCACGGTTCGTACTCACTACGAAACAATCTGTCAGAATTTATTAGACTTTACTGGAATTATTAACGGTGCCAACAACAGTCGGGATCTGGGATATATTGCACCTTATGGATTGAATATCCTGCAGCAAAGCTCACCAATGACATTGTTGGGCTATTTCTTACGTAATCAAGACTATGAATTCTTTGCTTCGCTTGACTATAACGCCAGAGAATACATTAAGTTTAAAACACAGTTATTAGATATTGTTGCTTCAAAAGATTGGGGCGATATGACTACGCCACAAATTTTCACAGAAGCAATCAGTGCCTTGACAGCCGGAAGAACTGAATCAAATCCATTCTATTGGTCAGACATGCTGCCAGCACGAACAGTGTACACAGAAAATGTCTATACCATAACACCTATCAGTACCAACTCATTCAATACAAATAGAGTCTACGATTTTACAACAAGTAACTATTATGGATTATTGGTCTACGTCAACAACAGATTGTTGACCAAAGACTTTGAATATGTTGTGTCTGTTGATGCACCCATTATCACACTGACTTTGTCGTTGAATGTAGGCGATGTTGTTACTATCCAGGAGTTCCCCACAACGATTGGAAACTTCGTCCCCAACACTCCTACAAAAATGGGTCTATATCCTGCATTTAGACCAACAATTTTCTTAGATGAAACTTATGTTACCCCGGCATTGGTAATCAGAGGGCATGATGGAAGTGTCACAGTGGCATTCCAGGATATTCGTGATGAGATTCTACTAGAGTTTGAAACAAGAATCTATAACAATTTAAAGATACACAGTAAAATACCAATTCAAATCACTGATGTAATTCCTGGGCAATTCCGTACCACAGAATACACACTGCAAGAAGTCAACAGTATTTTAAGTGTTGATTTCTTGACTTGGGTTGGCACCAATAAGATTGACTATGCTGCACAGCAGTTCTTGCCAACCAACCCATTCACCTACAATTACAGTCAAAGTTCCAACAAATTGTCAGGGTTACCATTGCTGGGAGCCTGGCGCGGAATCTACGAATATTTTTACGACACCTATAGACCCAACACAGCTCCTTGGGAAATGTTGGGATTCACAGATCAACCCACCTGGTGGACCAACACCTATGGGGAAGGCCCGTATACATCAGGTAACTTGGTGCTATGGGACGATTTAAGTCTAGGACGAGTGGCTGACCCTGCTGGTGCGTATACTTTACCACAGTATGCTAGACCCAACCTTCTTGAAGTGTTGCCAGTTGATGCACAAGGCAATTTATTACCACCGTTAGAGTCCGTGGTGTCGCTGTATTCAAGAACTACCTTCCAAAGAAGCTGGAAAGTTGGCGACGACGGCCCTGTTGAAAATACCTGGAGAACCAGTTCTAGCTATCCATTTGCAATAATGCGCTTGTATGCATTGACCAAACCTGCTGAATTCTTCTCGCTGTTTATTGATCGCGATCTCTACAAATACAACGAAGTTCTCAATCAATATCTCTATAATGGTCGTTACAGAATTGGCGCCAGCGACGTTGAAATTTATGGACTTGGTGTCAGCAAGGCCAGTTACATCAACTGGATTGTTGATTACAATACCTATCTTGGTAACGTAGCGACCCCGGAAAGTCTGAGCGCAAATCTCAAGAGCTTGGGAGTACAACTAGCATACCGTCTGGCAAGTTTTTCAGATAAAAATTACATCAAGATGTATATTGAAAAACCCAGTCCCAATAGCGTAAACACCAGTCTATTGTTGCCTGATGATGGATACGATTTACTGTTGTATAAAAATCAACCGTTTGGTGAAATTGTTTATAGTTCGATCATCATCCAACGAGTTGCCGACGGGTACAGCGTTTTTGGATATGGTATTCAGGAACCGTACTTCAATATATTAATAAGTCGAACAACCGGACCAACAGATACCATCACCGCTGGTGGCAAAACAGTATCTGTGCCTGTTACCTATTCAGACAACATTGTAAGTGTTCCCTATGGGTATGTGTTTGGCAATGAAACTGCAGTGTGTGATTTTATTTTAAGTTATGGTCAATTACTCAAACAGCGAGGAATGGTGTTTGATGATGTTGAGAATGGAATAACACTAAGTTGGCACCAAATGGCGCAAGAGTTCCTGTACTGGAGTGCGCAAGGTTGGGGGCCAGGCAGTATTGTCAATCTTAATCCAACATCAACTACACTGATGGTCACTAGACAACAGGCAGTGGTAGATAGTATCATTGACCGCGGATCCCTAACTATTATACAGGATCAAAATCGTCGAAGAATAGAAACACAAAATTTAGTTGTTGATCGTATTGACAATACGTTTAAAGTCACCAGTCTCACTGAACAAACTATTAATTTTATTGATCTACAGTTTACGTCTTACGAACAAATTTTAATTTTAAAGAATGTCAGCGTATTTGGCGATTTAATTTATGATCCCATAACTGCAGCCCGCCAGGGTCGATTGCTGTTTATTGCTGCCACCACTGAAGAATGGAATGGACAACTTGATGCTCAAGGGTTTATTTTAAATCAAAACAACATTGTGGAGTGGCAGCCCAATGTCAAGTACACTCGTGGTCAAATTGTACTGTTTAAAAACAATTATTACAGTGCGGCAACCATTGTACAACCCAAGGCTGAATTTGATTTCAATGATTGGTTAATCAGTGATTATAATCGTATACAAAAAGGGCTACTGCCAAATCTGGCCAACAAAGCAAATCAACTGCGCACATCGTACAATGTTTCATCAACCAATCTTGAGCGAGATCAAGATTTACTGAGCTTTGGATTAATTGGATTTAGGCCACGCCAGTATATGGCCAATCTCAATCTTGATGACATCAGCCAGGTCAATGTTTATCAACAGTTCTTGGGCACCAAAGGTACCAAGTACAGTATTGATTTGTTTGGCAATGCAAACTTTACCAACGTCGCTGCGAACTATGTGGTCTACGAAAACTGGGCAATTCTCAAAGGCGTATACGGAGCGCAGGCCAATCGCAGCTTCTTTGACATGCGACTAAATCAAGCCTTATTGACGTCAAACCCAAGTACAGTACAAGTTATTGAGCCTTTTGAATTTTCACAGGCAGATCAGACTGTGCAAATTGACAATCTCTGGAGAGAAAGTTATAAAATAACTTCACCAAATATTCTGCCTGTGGTCACTGTACCAGTTTCAGATGTTAATTTACCCAGTGCCGGCTATGTGAACTTAAATGACATTGACATCACTGTGTTTGATATCAATGACACTGCAAACATCAATGCCAATCTTGACATCATTGGTGTTGGCACATCTATTTGGTTTGCAAAAATTAACGACCACAACTGGGGAGTTTATCGCTGCGACCATATTCCAGGATTTGTTGCCGAAGTTGCAGATAATCTTGATGGTACTTCAATAGTATATTTCAGCTCTCAACATCAACTGGCAGTTGGTGACACTATTATTATTAAATTCTTTAACACTGCAATTGATGGTGTTTATAAAGTGTTGACAGTGCCTTCATTGAATACAATAACCATTGTGTATCAGTTTGTTGGCACCAACCAATTGTCAGTTACTGGGCGAGGTATTGGCTTAATTTTACAGAGCATTAGAGTAGCACAGCCAAGCGACATAAAAAATTTGCCATATGTAAATGACTTACTTGCAGGCAGTTTGGTTTGGGTTGACAACGGCGGTGCTGACAATTGGATAGTATTGGAAAAAGACGAGCCTTGGACCTATGCTCAGTATATTGATCCAAGTAGAGGCAGTGGGGCACAATGGACACTGGGCATAGCACAAACACAAAATAATATTGTGTCACTGCTGTCAGCACCATATTTGAGCACCGGTATAGTCTATCAGTACTCAGTGAACTCTCTGGGTTTATTTGCCGAAGGCTCAACACTGAGTCTCAACGCCACAAGTGTGTTGGCTTATGGACGGTCGGTGGCCATAGGCAACAACAGTTGGGGAGCCGCTGGCGCACCCAATAGTGCAAATTATATAGGATATGCCACAGTACTTGCATATGATGGACAGACACAGGCTTTTGGAAATGCACAATTAATACTGGCGTTGGATCAACCTGGACCAGGAGAATTTGGATTCAGTGTGGCAATCAGCAGCAACGAACGTTGGATTTATGTTGGTGCCCCGGGGACAAATGCTGTCTATGCTTATGGGCAAGTACCAGTACCAACACAAGTGGTCACTCATACAACTGATGGAGTGACAGTTAGGTTCAGTACTGCAGGAATTCAGTATAACTCAGTTGATCAACTTGACGTATACATTGAAAATCGTCCGCAGACACTGAATGTTGATTACACTGCTAGCCTAACTTACATTACCTTTAACACAGTGACTGGCCCCGGGCAAACTGTCTACATTAATCGTCGCCAGCGGGTACAATTAGATTTCTATCAATACCTAAATATAAGTCAAGACTCCACCAATGGTTCAGGATTTGATGCCAAATTCAATGTGGACATTACCCGTGGTCTGTATTCTGCTACATTGGCCGATGCCGGCACCAACTACAGTGTTGGTGAAATTTTAACTATCTATGGCACTAATCTTGGTGGATCAACCCCAGCCAACAACTGTTACATCACAGTTGAAGAGACTACGTTTGCCGGTAATATTATTAGCATCAGCGTCACAGGATCAAGGCCTTCGACTGTTGATCGTTTTTCAATAAGTCAATACCTCTATACTGCAGAAAATATCAGCTCGTTCACAGTGTCGGTTAATGGTGTTATGCAACGTCCAAAACTTGACTACGAATGGGAAAGGTCTGACAGTAGCTTGCCAGACAGCACATTGAATGACTATGATCTTGTGTTTGTCACTTCTCCAGCTGCTGGCTCGGAAATCTTTGTTGTGGCCACAACATACTATGCGTATGCTGCCAAAATAACAGTGCCAGGGCTGGCACTGGATGCACGATTTGGGTATTCTGTGGCATGCTCTGCTGATGGATCACAGGTATTGGTGGGCGCACCACAGGAAAATTACAATGGCGTATCAAGATCCGGCGCTGTCTATGTGTTTGATAGAAATATACAAAGATTTATAGTTGATGCAGTCGACGATACAACTACATTGGTTGTAAATGGAACGTTGACGTATCCAACTTCTGTTGCAGTCAACGGAGAGTATTTTAATAATACTGCTCAATGGGGTGATATTCCCAATACATTTACGGTTAATTATGCTGGTGATATCTTTACAACTGCCTCTAGTGTAACTGTAAATCAACAGCTTAATTTGGGTACAATCGTTGATGTTGAAACAAACTTGTTTACTCAAGTGCAAAAACTTGTGGCCAACACCACCGGTGAAAATGCATACTTTGGCCAACAAGTGACATTTGGATTGTTTGATAGCAGTGTTGTGGCATCATCTCCAACGGCTGCAGTCAATAATCAACAGCAAGGAACGGTTGATGTCAATCTCAACCAATCACGACTCTACGGAACGATTACTAGCACAGTGGCATCGCCTAGTTTAACTGCTGGCAATACTCTCCGTATTAATAATTTTGAAGTTGCGGTGCCCGCAAGTCCAAACAACAACGTGGCCGGGCTGACAAGTGCCATCAATGCCGCTGGAATCCCCAATGTTATTGCTGCAGTATCGGCATCGTCGGGATTGATCACTATTGACCTGATCAATAAAACTGCTGCAACGCCCTATCAAAAATTATTGGTGTTACCGGGTGCGGTGGGCACTGATGCAACCAGCGTTTATACAACACTGGGTTTCAAGGACGTTGTGTATTCACAGACGTTGGTAAGTCCATATGTCACTGACCAAGCTCGGTTTGGAGCAGCATTGTTTACGCAAGGCCTAGAACTTATTATTGGATCACCGGGTGGTACTCCACATATCATTGAAACATTTGATGGTGGTGACACGTATTTTGATGCCAACAGCACACAGTTTTATCAAGACATTTCCATGGCCGGGGTAGTATATCAATTTGATTATTTGCCCTCGGCAAATGAATCTGCGATTAATCCTGGTGCCTATGTTTATGGGCAGCAAATTTATTACAGCAACTCTCAAACCAATGATCGTTTTGGTGAATCAGTAAACTACACTTCCACAGCATTGATGGTCGGATCACCAGGTGTTGAGTTTGATGGTGTGTTGAATAACGGAGCCGCAACTGTATTCAGAAACAACGATCAGGTACCTGCTTGGTCAATTAAGCACTATCAGGCACCAGCAGTCAACATTTATGCTATTAATTCTGTAACTTTGTATGATCGATTACAAAGTGCTCGAACACAGTTTCTTGATTTCTTTGACCCGTTACAAGGAAAGATCCTTGGTGCAGTCAAACAAAATCTTAATTATATTAGCACTTTTGATCCAGCTGGTTACAATAACGGTAGCTTTAATAATCAAGGCAATCCTTGGGGAGCATCAAAGATTGGACTGATATGGTGGGATACCAGTTCAGTGCGCTTTGTTGATCCTGGCCAAGATGACATAGTGTACGCAAGTCGGCGTTGGGGGCAAGTATTCCCCGGCAGCAGTGTTGACATCTATCAATGGATTGAGAGCGATGTCCCCCCGGCAGTCTACACCGGACAAGGAACACCATACTCAATCTTGAGTTATTCAGTGGGTGCGACTCTTAATAGCTCGGGTGCATTTGTAACTTCTTACTATTATTGGGTCAAAGGAATTACCACTGTCAGTACAGCCGCTAAAAAGACTTTAAGTGTCAGCGCATTGGCTCGTTATATTGAGGCACCAATTGCCAGCGGAATACCGTACATTGCTCCACTGACACCAAGTTGCATAGCAATCTATAATTCTCAAAGTTATTTCAGTGCAGCTGATACAATTATTCATATTGAATTTGACCGGGAAATTAACGACGCCAACGTACACACTGAATTCCAACTGTTGGCACAGGGTCGGGCCAACAGTTTCTTAACACCAGCTCTGTATCGTAAATTACAAGACAGTTTCTGTGGCGTTGATACACAAGGAAACGCAGTGCCTGATGTGAGTCTGAGTCCTGCTGAACGATACGGAGTTCAGTTTAGACCTCGACAGTCAATGTTTGTAGATCGTTATCTTGCTCTGCAAAATTACATAACTCACACCAACAATGTTTTGTTGTTGTATCCTATTGCAGAAAGCCGCACATTAACATTATTAGAAAGCGAAGAGCCAATTCCTTCGGCAGCTGGCAACTGGAATGAAGCTGTTGCCAATCTAGAAGAACTCAGCTGGCAAAATATTTTAATTGTACCATTGGGTTACAAATATTTGGTGTTGAGCGACAGTGACAACAACGGACGCTGGACAATTTACACCGTAGAAGTCAATAGTCTTGGACTTAGATATCTGTTGCTGACACGGGTACAAAGCTATGACACCAAAGCTTATTGGAGCTATGTCAATTGGTACTCACCAGGATTTAATCAAACCATTGCGCCCAGTATTGAAGTTGCAAGTTACGCTGAGTTGATTACTCTCACCGTTCCTCTGGGCACAGTAGTTTTGGTCACGGCCAACAGCCAAGGAAAATTTGAAATTTATCAACTTGATGATGCTGGCTGGCAGCGTGTGGGATTACAAGATGGCACTATTCAAATTTCCACAGGTATTTGGAACTACGCCGAGGGTAAACTAGGATTTGATGGTGAAGTATTTGACGCACAGTATTTTGACGAAACACCGCAGACTGAAACTCGTAAAATTATTCAAAGTATCAATGAAGAACTATTCATTGATGAATTGTTGATTGAGCGCAACACGCTCATGACATTGATGTTTAATTTTATTTTAACTGAACAACTAGCACCAGACTGGTTAATGAAAACCAGTTTGATTGACGTTGATCATACCATCCGTGAACTACTTCCATACCCAACGTATCGTCGTGATAATCAAGACTTTGTACTTGATTATCTAAACGAAGTCAAACCATATCATGTACAAATTAGAGAGTTTAATTTACGTTACAATGGTTTTGACCTTTATACCGGCGATATCGCGGATTTTGACGTACCGGCGTTTTATAATACTGCAGTATCACCTGCGCAGTATACAAGTCCAATTTTATCAAACTCTGAAACCGGTCCAAGTTATTTCCCAAGCAATGCTGCCATTTGGCAAACCAATCCTTGGGATCAATGGTTTAACAATTACAAATTATATGTTGAACAAATTGTTATAATTGATGGCGGCGCAGGGTATACCTCGCCTCCCACAGTCAACATCACCGGTGACGCAACTACTGCAGCAGTGGCCATTGCCAACATTGACAGTGCTGGTGCTGTGACTTCTGTGACTTTAGTAACTCCAGGCGTTGGGTATCTTACATCGGCTGTGGTCACAATAGTTGGTGGTAATGGCACTGGCGCTCGTGCAGTGGCGTACATGACCAATGGACTAATCAGAAGTATTAAAACAACAATTAAGTTTGACCGCTGCGAATATTCCAGCAACATTTTACAGTGGGAACCCAACATTACATTTGATAACGGACAGTTAGTTCGTTATGCTGATAAGATTTGGGCCGCTGATAGCCCTGACAGTACCGGTGTTAATACACCTACTTTTGATCCTGCAGATTGGATACTGGTACCAATTGGCGACCTCAGTGGTGTTGATCGTACCATGGGCTATTATGTAGCATCAATTAATCAACCCGGACGTGTGTTACCATTGTTGATTGATGGCGTTGATTATCCTGGTGTGCAAGTTGCCGGACTGCCGTTTGAATATGACACTGGGTTTGATCATGGACCATTTGATGTAACTCCCTGGGACAACATAGACTTTGGCCCAGAAGGTCGTCCGACCTACAGCGATACCATACTTGACGCACAGTATGAAAGTCAGTTTTTAGATGTATATCTTGGATCTCGCAGCGGTGACATCAATGTTGATGGCGGAGCATTTGTTGACACTTACTCAAGCTACGCTCCACAAGAATTAGTTCCTGGACAAGAATTTGATACGTTGGATTTTAGAGTGTACACTCGTCCGGGCTCAGATTGGAGTGGAACTGGGCACGGCTTTGCTATTTTGCAACAACGTGCTGAATATGATCCTGACAACCCCACGATAGACTGGAGCCAGATTGGACTAACAGCTAATCTCAATACCATCTATCCAAGTGCGTTGCGTGTGAGCAATGCTACCACTGGATTGGTGTTGAACAATATTGGCGGTGGCGAAGAATATTCAGTTGATTATGTAAATCAAACTGTCACAGTTTCACCATTTGCTGCAGCAGCCAGCGATATTCTTATTGTTACAGTGTACCAAGTTGGTGGCGGAAATCAATTGCTGCAGGCCAATTACAATGGTGCTGATGTTGGCCTAAGGCTTGAGATTCCGGTGACCTATGCAGAAATTTATGAATTGGTTATTTTTGTCAATGGAGTTTTATTAGTTGCTGGCACCGATTACACGTATTCATCGTTGTTATCAGTTGCAACATTGATAGAATTTAATATAATCTTAACTGGCGCAGATGCAATAACATTGACTGCTCTGGGGTATGAAACTCCGCAGCACAGTTGGAGTTTGCCTGAAACGCAAATCATTGTTGTGCCACCAGTGGTGGCATTTGCAGCAGTTTTGACTTATCCGTTGACCAATCCTTTACCTGGGTCTAACATAGACAATGCTTACGTAACAGTTAACGGGATTGAATTACGACCATCAGAGGGCATTGAATGGTATGGCGACGGCTCTAGTGCAGAGTTTTTGTTACCTGATCGTGGTGGGTATAGTCAGGGATTGATTGCAGACAACGAAGTTCATGTATATGTTGACGACGTTGCACAAGTATTGGGCAGTGATTTCACTGTGGTACCATGGGACGGGTTCAGTAGAAGATCTGTGCTTTTAACCTACGTACCAACCATTGGTGCTCGTGTTCTAATTTGTGTCAATACCAAAGCTGATTATGTCATAGCCGACGATGAAATAACCTTTAGACCATCAGGTAGTTTTGGATTACAGCCTGGTGATATAATTTCTGTCACTACCTGGAATGACACCAGTCAGCAAGGTATTATTCAATTGGTATGGGTTGGCCCGATCACTACTGGTGGAGTGGCTTATGAAAAATTTGATGCTTACCCATTTGATTTTGGATCAACTACCGGAGAACCTGGAAGTTATGATTACAGCGAAGGTGTGATACTGGCTTACAATGATTTTAATTTGAATAGAGTGTTTCAAGTTGATCAACGAATGATTGTATCTTATAATGGACAATGTCTGTTCAACGGTTTAGACTATACATTGAGTCAAGAAGATG